ACTATCACCCGCGACCGCAAATCCCATGGGATTAGTTGCGCCTTATGAGAATGTTGTGGTATACTTGACGTATGCCAAGTGAGGCATGCCCGCCTAGGGGTTTTCTAGGTTACTTGTTTACTAAGGAGCTCACATGAGCAAAGCAATCAAAGCCGCCACTGTAACAGTGGCAACGCGCGACGCGGCCATTGGCACGTTGATCAACGAAGCCGGTCAAGCCGCCCAAAGCATGTTGACCAAGTGCAAAGAAGCCGCCCAAAAAGCGGCCGGTCAACTTGACGCGGCCAAACCCATGGGAGACCGGATCGCGGGTGTAGTGTCACTTTATGCGGCCGATTTTACCGCGGCCGGTCATAACGTCAAAGCCCTATTCGTTGACGCGCTCACTTTGCACGCGGCCGCCCAGTGCCCCGTTATGGTGAACACCATTGGCAAAGATGGAAAAAAGGTTGATACGCCGTCAACGGCGGCGGAGGCGGTCAACATGCCCAAGCATGCAATGCGAGACGCGGCCAAGCAAGTTCGCGAAGTGCACGGGATCGGCCGCAAAACCGGAGGCGGCCGCAAAACCACAGTGGCCAAAACACCAACGGCCGCGCCCGCGCCTGATATGGTCAAAACAGAGACGGACAAATTTTCCGCATGGTTAGATGATATGGACGTTTATTTCAAAGATGCGGTTTTTCACCCGCGCATTGTCGCGCACATGATAACCCTAGGTTATAGCGTCAACAAAGCGGCCAAGGGCAAAGTAGTCAAGGGCTCCGCCACTTAAGCCCAACCGGTAAACCGGCCAAGCCCCCTTTCGGGGGCTTTTTTTTCGTCAAAATTTTTTATCCAAAACTATCATCTACTATCACAACAAGCCCCACACCAAACTACTATCACGCGCGGCCCAGTATGCGACGATGTACGCGGTACGCATGTCGTATGAATGACGAATTTAATCCCGTGGGATTACCTAGAGTGTTGTAGATTGACAACTTTCCTTTAACCATGCGGGTTGCGACGTAAGTGAACGCTTTTTTAGATTACACGAAACTTACAAATCTAAATTAGTTTGCCTGTTGAATTGTACGTATGTTGTATGGATGAGCTAAGTTGTTGATTTTAAAGGCTTTTTTCGGGTAGCGGGCACTGGGGACTGGCATATATATATATAAATTAGTTAATTAGTTAATAGTTAGTAGTATTAGAGAGCAAAAGGTAAATTCCTGTAGCCTGTTCAAGTGTTTCGGCCCGTAACGTATGCAACCCCCCCAACTATTTACTCTCTAGCCTGAAAACCAAACTAATTGACTAAAGTGAGCAAAATCAATGACTTACAATTTTTAGTCTGACTAATTTCCAAACTAATCCAACTATTGGGCTGACTAATTGCCAGAATCTACAAATCATCCACACAACTTTCTCGATTATTTAACATCCAAATGTGTTGTTGTATGGGACTAATTTATACACCCCTTAAGTTGACAACAACACATTGACGTGGTACAATGTACCCATCGAGTCAGAAAGCCCTCAAGCTATCCGATGCGATAAACGTCCTGTGCTAATCCCGCGGGATTAACTCCCTCACTTATTTACGTATCACTGGAGATCATCATGACAACTAATGCACATGTTGCCGCACGCTTTGCGTCTGCGGCTAAGAAACTTGTCGGCACTGAAATGCGCTCACTGGGTGTAGGCTCTAATATGTCTGCACGCAATCCGAGCATTTCTCAGTCCAACGGGCTCAACATGGACTCGGACGGGCACTTCGACGTGTTGGCCATTGGCTATTCATACACAACAGAAGTTGCTCAGTTAGTACACAACAGCCACACAGGCAACGTCGAACTATGGATGCACGTCAACGGGTTCTCACCAACGACCAGACGTCACAAGTCACTGTACTTCAATGCTTTTCTGGAGCAACAGAAAGATGCAGGCGTGCCTTATGAGGTTGCCGTCAAGAAAGTTTATCGCACTGGGTGTTTTGAGCAGGGTTACCGCACACGTTGCAAGTGGAATGACGACAAGGGTTTCAGCGGGTTGACCAAACCACATCGTGCCGAGGCTTGTCAGTATGGCGTGAACTATGCCGAAGCTATGGAAAACCTACAGAATGCCGCGACTCGCCCGAGGTTGCATGATGGCACAAGGTTTGCGCTTTTAGACCATGCGCGGGTTCACCTTGAGACGTGCATTCGCAACGTGTCGCAGGACATTCACCCCAGTTCAGTCATTGCCTTATCACACGACAACCCTGATTTCTTGGACGCATGCCGCAACGTGCTTGACTTCATCTTTGTTGTATCCGAGTACCCCGTCAAGCAAATGCGCGTAGCAACGGCCGGTTTCATAGCACTTCACACCAACAACTAATCCCGCGGGATTAAAGGAAACATCATGACCAAATACTACCCACTGAGAAACTTGACACTAGAAGAGGTTGCGTTTGTTGACGCCTATTGCAACTGCGTGGCTGACGCACCACGGGAGGAAGCTGTGCGGTTTATGGCCGTCGGTGCTGAGGCACGGGGAGACCGCGAGTTCTACGACTCCATCTCTGAATATTACACAGGACTGTTCGACGCCCGTGAGATATGGGTCAGTGCCTTGCAGTTTGCAAAGGATCACAAAAATGAGCAGACTTAAAAACTTAATCATCAGTTTGCTAGAGGATCACCATCCCGCAGAACTGGAAGAGATCACGGGTGCAGACTGGGAGACTTGCTTCAAGCTCGTGCATGAGATACGCAAGGATGGGGGCTTTGACTCCAACGACTGGGAACCGGTGAAGTCCGGTGACATATGGGCGATCTACGGCAAAACCTTTTCGGCTGAGTGGATCGATGAACACGGCGAGTGCCTAGCGTTTGACACCAAGCGCGAAGCAAAAGAATATATCAGGGAGAACATTAAATGACTGACCGCAAAAAAGCAGAACTGTTGGGTGAGGCACTGAACAACCTCATGCAATCCGCTCACAACTACATCGAGGATGGATCATGGCTTAACGACGTGCTCTATGACATTCAGCATGCACGAGACTTGATAAAAAGAATTGAGGCTGAAAAATGATGACCAAATGGGAAAAACTGGAGCGCGTTGTGCTCTTGCTTGGGATTATTGTTGTGTTACTTGACTTATTTATTTGGAGACCGTAATGACTTTTACCATACATGAAACCTTTGAATACAGCATCGGTGAGTTTGCTTTGCCGTACCTTATCAATGCCGACTCGACGGGGCTTAACGACGAAGAGCATGCCCTTGTTGATGAATGGTTCGACTCGAGCACTGACCAGTGGCGAGACGCTGACGACAACTTGTGGGTGTATACCCACATGTCTGTGGTTGAGGATTCTCGTGAAGAGTTTGCGTACGACGACATCACCGGCCACTACGGCACGACGCAGAAAGTCATCTTGTTTTTTATCAGAGTAGTCTAATCCCGTGGGATTAAGAAAGGAACTATTATGGGATACCGATCAGACGTAAAGTATGTCTTATTGTTTAATACTGACGAGCAACGCCAAGCGTTCAAGTTGGAGGCAATGCTCATTGCCGCTGACATTGAGTCAGGGCTAGACGTTATCAACAACGACTGGGAATACAAGATCGACCTGCACGATGTGGACTTCCCGTACCAGATACGTACGCATTACGAGGACGTTAAGTGGTATGAATCACTCCCGTGGGTTAGCCTGCAGGAAAAGCTCATGGACTTGGTTGTCAGTGACTACGGGGGAGGGTATGTGTTCCTGCGGTTAGGCGAGGAAAACGATGACGTGGAATGCGACCATGACTGCTCGGGTGAGCGCGATACCTATTTGTACGCCGACAACTATGTCGAAGTCATTCGTAAATCTGAATTTGTTTAAGGGGCAATCATGAGCTATGACGATATAACACATGAGGAAATGTTCACGCACAAGTGCGGCAAGGTGTACCGCGTGCGTTGGCTACCAGACTACGACTCAGGCTCTCCGCTCGAGTGGTCAGACAATCACGGGGTTGTTGTCGAGATGGATTGGAACCCGTTGAACTCTGAGCAGATGGAGCAGCACATCGTTGACGAAGAGCCTGATCTTGAGGAAGAGACGCGCCTTCGCATGCTGAAACCACTGTTTACAAACACAGGTCGAACTGTGCGTAGGTTGTACTACGACTTCTTCTCGTCGCTTGAGGTTGCACGCAGGGAATGGGGGCAGAAGACGCCCGAGGATCGACTTCGTGCAGTGGAGCAGGACTATAAGTATCTGAAGGGTTGGTACGATAGCGATTGGCACTGGGTTCATCTTGAGGTAACGCTCATGGTCGACGGCGCGCCTGACTTTTCCTGCCAGTACAACGTAGGCGGATACGAGAGTGCCCTTGCGCTTGACACTGACTTGGAAGAAGACAAGCTCGACACGATCAATCAGGCCATCAAAGAACTGGAATGGGATAGACGCGAGGCGTTGCATCCCGGACAACTGGAGTTAGCACTATGAAACGTATGACTGACAAAGATCGCATGGTACTTATGCGTGCAGAATTGGCTTTGATTGTTGAAGCTAAGGACATGCCGAAACACGTGGCCAGTTGGAGCTATGAACAACTCAAGGAAATCCTCGAGCACGCTAAAGACACTGGAGCAATCCCGTGGCACGTATACGCTGACGAAGATTTGTACGCTGAGCATCAAGACAAACTATCACGAAGCAAATTGCGCGGGTCGCCCTTAGCTTGACAACTGGGCAATAACCTGTTACAATAATGACATGGACTAGGGGATCGCCCACACCCTTAGTTCTTTCCGTAATCCCGTGGGATTAACTTGTTTACTTATGGAGATCATCATGGATCAATCACAACTGTTATCTATTTTCGGCGGCGTGTACGACAAACTTGTGTCGGACGTTGCAGACGCAGTTATCAGCAAAATGAAAGCTGAGACTCAGGCCGTGCTTGCGCTTGACGCAGACACATTAAAAGCATCGCTCCTTGAGCTACTCAATGACGATGACCAAACACAGGAAGCTGTGCGCGAGGCGTCGGTTATCTACATCGACGATCAGGTCGCTAGTAAGGTTGAAGACGCAATGAACGACTTCGACTTCGAGTCCAAGATCGACGATGTTGTCGACCAGAAGCTTGAGAACTTCGAGCCCAACTTCTCAGGCGATGACTTCGAAGAGTCCGTCAAGACCGTCATTCGTGACGCCCTCTAATCCCACGGGATTAACTTATTAACTGGAGAACATTATGTCTATTAAAGATCACGCACTGTTAGTTTCCCTCACTGTCAACAAACCACAGATGACACAGAAGGACGGCAAGGCTACGGCCGATGCCGAGTCTGCCAACAACGCCCATGGTGCAGGGCAGTATCGCAAGGACTTGTACCCCAAGTCGCTTGTTCAACCGATCGTTGCAGTGGAGACACAAGCCCGTGCATACATCGACAGCACCACATACCCGTGGCACAGGGGTGAGGACTTGTTGCCTTCATCGCGTTTCATGCAGTTCGCTGACCGCATGGCCAAGTTCGATCTCGAGTTCGATCAGGCGGTGACTGCGTTCCTCAACAACTGGAGCAACGTCATGATGCTTGCACAGAATAGTCAGGGCGGGTTGTTCGATCCCAACGCATACCCTGACTTGACTGACCTACGCAGATCGTTTCGCTTCCGCATCAACTACCGCCCCGTCACTGACATGGGTGACTTCCGCGTATCCATGCAGGAAGAAGAGCTCAGCACCTTGCGTCAGCAAGTTGAGGAGGCGACAAAGGAATCTATGAACGCGATCATGCGTGCACCCCTCGAGCGTCTGAAGCAAGTGGTTGCTCGCTTACATGATGTGACCGGCAAGGGTGAGCGTGAGATCATCAACAAGAGAACGGGTATCGGTGAGATTCGATCGCCTATCTTCCGCGACTCGGTGTGTGAGAACATTGCCGAGGAGATAAACTTGTTGCATGACTTCGCTGACATTCTTCCGGACAACATCCTTGCACTGGCAAAGACAGTCATCGACACGACGCCGCATCCACAACAGTTGCGTGACGATCCCGAGAAGCGTAAGGCGGTTAACGTGCAGACAACTGCACTGCTTGCGTCCATCGACGAGATGCTCGAGTTCTGATTTGCACTCAACTCAGAACCCTAGTAAGATAGGCACACACGGGAGCCTTAATCCCGTGGGATTAAAAACTTGTTTACTTAAAGGAAATCATCATGCGTATTGCACACGTTACCCCCATCCTCGTTAAGCGTTACCTCAACGACAACACACGAGCCCGTACAACCTTTTTGCGCGGCCCATCGGGTATCGGCAAGTCCGAGGTTGTGTTCCAGACAAGCAAGCTATTGTCTGAGCATGTATCTAACTGGCAGGGTGTAGTTGACCTACGTCTCGCACAGATGGAGCCCACTGATTTGCGCGGTATCCCGCACGTAGTTGATGGCCGCACACACTGGGCACGCCCAGACTTTCTGCCCGCAGATGGCGCGGGCATTCTGTTCCTCGACGAGATCACATCAGCACCGCCCTCAGTGCAGGCGGCCGCATACCAGTTGTGCCTGACGCCCGAGGACTTTGGCATTCCCGCAGAGTGGATGGTCATCGCCGCAGGCAATCGCAAGACCGACCGAGGTGTGACGTACAACCTAGCCGCACCCCTACAGAACCGCATGTGCGACATCGACGTCAACACGACGATCGACGACTTCACTGCACACGCCATCACACGTGGCATTCGCCCAGAGATTCTGGCCTTGTTGCAAGACCGCCCTGACTTGTTGCACAAGTTCGAGCCCACTGGTGACATTCGTCCCTTCCCCTCACCTCGCTCATGGTTCGCTGTGTCGCACACACTGGAGCTTGATCTGCCCGTGCAGGATCGCGTCGAGCTTATCAAAGGTGACGTGGGTGAAGAGGCGGCCATGATCTTCGAAACACATCTGCGTGTATGGGAGTCGATGCCACGTATCGAGGACATTCTGCAAGGCAAGGACGTGCCTGTGCCCAAGGAACTCAACGTACGCTATTGCGTCGCTATGGGTTTAGCTACGCGCCTCGACGCTACCAACTTCGACAAGGCGTGGAAGTTCTTGTCCAAGATGCCCGGTGATGTACAGACACTCACGATTAAACTTGCACACAAACGTGACCGCACGATCACTAAGAGTTCAGCGTTCACCCAGTGGGCTATCGCGAACCAAGCCGCGTTTGCGATGAAATGATGGTTGACAAACGACCAGAGCTTCGATGGCAGAACACACCTGTGGGTGCTTGGACTGCCTACGTTGAGAAACGTTCGAAAGCTAGCTCACTCAAGCAGATGCACGTCAAGCATGCGTTTGCGTTCGTTCGCCCTGCCTACAATATATCTGGTCTACTTGACGCAGATCGTGGTTGGGTTGTGACACGCAACACGTTTGATGATGTGCAAGCGTTTGAGGATTTAACTACTGCTCGGGTGTTTGTTGAGTCGTTGTTCGCATTGGAATATAATTGACCTAATCCCACGGGATTAACTTGTTTACTTACTGGAGAAAATTATGACCACCTTATCTGATCGAATCGATCTTGCATACAGCAAGCTCGGCCTTCGTGAATCATTCATTGCCGCTGTGATGACACGCGTCAAGCGTGAGGTATCTGACAAGGTATCTACTGCAGGAACCAATGGCGCGTGGGTGCGCTTTAACCCTGCGTTCTGTGATCCTCTGACTGACGAGGAATTGTTTGGCCTTGTGCTACATGAGGCGGTACACGTTGTGCTGATGCACATGTGGCGTCGTGAGAGCCGTGATCCGAGTTTGTGGAACTACGCCAACGATGCGCTTATCAATGCGTACATACGTAGTCGTGGATGGCAACTGCCCAAGGGCGGCGTCAACGTAGGATGGGTGCGTGAGAGCATGTCCTCCGAAGAAGTCTACGCCAAGCTCAAAGAAAACCCACCACCGCCACAAGGCGGTAAGGGCTCAGGTGATGGTGATGGCGATGAGGAAAGCCAACCCAATGCAGGTGGCTTCGATGGCAAGGGTGATCTCGAAGATGCTCAAGATGATGCTACTCGTGTGGACATGGAGGCGACTATTGTAGCCGCAGCTCGGATGGCTAAGGAATGCGGCCAAGGTTCGAGCTTAATCGATCGTGTACTTGACAACGTAGGCCAACCTCATGTGCGGTGGCAAGACGTGACTCGTTCCATGATGACTGAATCGTCCGCCGCTGACTACACGTACACACGCCCCTCGCGTCGCTTCATTGGCTCTGGCTTGTACTTGCCATCGCTTCGCACTGACTCGCTCGGTGGCTTGGCTATTGGCTTCGACACATCAGGATCAATGGGCCCCAAGGAATGCAACCAGATCGCCGCTGAGATTCAGGCAATCGTTGACGACTTGCAACCATCATTCGTAGAAGTTATTTACTGCGACTACCACGTGACGCACGTCGAGCGTTTCGAGCGTGACGACATGCTTGCTCTGCACCCCAAGGGCGGTGGCGGTACGCGCTTTCAGCCAGTGTTCGAGCACCTCGACAAATCAGACGAGCGTTACTGCGGCATGATTTTCTTCACTGACATGGAGGGCAACTTGGACGAATGCGAGGAGCCAACCTATCCTGTCATCTGGGCCGACATCGGCCAGTCCCATCCACGTGAGCCTTTCGGCACACGGGTTACCGTAGCATTATGAGAACAACATGAACACATCCTTCAACAAAGAAAAAGACATTCAGTATCGCTTGACGCGTATCGAGACGAAACTCGTGCGCGGCTTTGAGGAACTGGGTGTCAACATCGACCAAGACCGAGAGTGGTTGTCCGTCGACGAAGAGAACCTTGTCGTGTACGTTTCCACACTGGGACGTTCACTAACTGTTGTACTAAGTGACATGGCACGTAACGGCGCTAAAAGCGTTGGCAAACACTACGACATCGTTAATCGCGGTGAAGTAGTTGGATCAATCTGTTTTAAACCAATTGTGTAAAGAGTACTATCATGAACCCAGAACCAATCATCCACCAAGGCATACCCGTTCGTTCAGTGTGCTTCCCCGTCATACCTGCAGACGACAAACGTTTTGTCTGGACTGCCGGTGCAGACGTGCAATCCGTATGGCGTCGCTTCGGGTGGAAACCCCTAGAAGAAACAGGGAAGCGAGCAGTCAATGATTAAGTACAATGACTACGACGAGGCCATCATTGGCCCCGCATACATTCACAGAGACCATCAAGTGGTTCATGTACTTGTTTACGACGCAGAAAAAATCAGGGATATTCTCGTGACGCGCGACGGCATGTCGCACGAAGAAGCACGTGAGTATATTGAGTTCAACATCGAAGGTGGTTACTTAGGCATTGAGACGCCTGTGCTTGTGTGGCCAGATGATATTTGGGATGAAGGCGATGAAGAGTAATTTTGTGAACAATCATTTGGCCATTGGTAGCCAACAACCCGTACATAGATTACAACTTTGTAATAAATGTGAAGAAGTACGACCGCCGGAGGGCGGCGTGCAAATGAATTCCGCACGATGGATTTGTGCCTCGTGTTGGACTGATCGCGTCACGGGACGTAACTTAAAACAACTTAAACCAAAGGAACGCAATGATTAAAAACGCAGATGCAGTGCAAATTGGTGGATCGCACTATAAAGATATGCCAGTACAACCTTGGAATGTTATGTCCGCTGTGTTGACGCGCGAAGAATTTATAGGTTTTCTGAAAGGCAACATTATTAAATACTCGATGCGTGCAGGACGAAAAGATGGCAGTGACGATGGCAACAAAGCATTGCACTACATCCACAAGTTGCACGAAGTACAGAATGCGGAAACGTAGCAAGTATCGGCCACGTGCCATACTTATAAATACCCTTGGATATGTAGTCGAGGGGATGACACCGGTAGCTAAGTACGACACCTACTTGGTTGATCTCAAGATCAAGAACCACTTAGCAATGTCAACCTTGACTAAAGGGTTGGCAACGCGTGTTGATATTGATACTTTGATTGCCACAGTAAACATTACTGAAGCTTTGTACAGATTGGGCTTTGGTAAAGAATATGCCGACGTAGTAACAGAAGGGCTCGATGCATTACGTGACGTTGGTAGACGTGGTGTTGAGACGGGAAGGTTTATCTTAAAAGCATCTGAGATGAATTCACTAAACCTTGTCATGGAATTGCATGACGCGCAGATGGACTTAGTTACTGTAAAAGATATGGACAAAGCTGTTGAGCTTGTTCGTGAAGAGTTTCGTCAACGGAAAATGAGACCTATTGTGGAGAAAAATTAATGAACGCTATTTACGAATTCCTAAAGAAGTTATTTACCCGCGTTCCGCTCGCAGTGACGGATGAACACTGCCCGTATTGCCACGGGATCGGCTATGACGCAAGTGGGTTTACATGCAGTTGTTTGCGGGAGAAAAAATGATCTTAGTAGACACTGACATAGAACGTAAACGCTGTGCTGCGATTGTGCGGAGATCAATCGTACGCAACAAAAACAACATCATGCACGTGCAGATACTTAAACGCGTGCTCGAGAAAATAGTTAACCCGAGGAAACCAAAATGTACAGAATCCCAAGTGACCTCTCCGAACTTGAGCTGATGCTTGCCGACTCGCAAGCAGAAGGCCGACTACTACGTCATCGATTAGATATTGTGTCTGAAGAAGCTCTACGTTTGCGTCAGAAGCTAGAACAGATTTACACTGTGGCTTACTTAGCTCTGGACAACAGAGAACTTGATAATATGGATATGAACTAATGGACATACTCACTGTAGATATTGAGACGTACTACGATGCACAATTCAGTTTGTCGAAGATGCAGACTGATGCGTACATTACCGACGAACGGTTTGAATTTATCGGAGTATGCGTTGCGAAGAACGACGAAGACCCTGTGTGGTTCAGTGGAACTGAAGCAGAGATTCTTGAGTGGGTGCACGTCAACTACGACTGGGCCAACTCAGCCGTAAGATGCCACAATACTTTGTTCGATGGCTACGCGCTGACACAAAGACTGGGTATACGACCGAGGCTATGGATGGACACGCTCCCCCAAAGCCGCATGCTCTACCCCTACTTAGTCTCTCACTCACTTGCTAACTTAACCAAATTCTTCGGATTCCCTGACAAGGGTACTGAAGTTGTTAAAGCTCTAGGCAAACGCCGCAATGACTTTAATCCCACGGGATTAGCGGAATACGGCGATTACTGCAAGCATGACACGTGGCTATGCCGTGCGATCGGTGAGAAGATGGACGCCTTCACTCCGCCATTAGAAGTTCGTTTGATCGACATGACTGTGCGTATGTTCACAGAGCCCATGCTTGTGGGCGATGTTGCTGTGATGGATAGGCTATATCACGAAGAAGTTGCACGCAAAGAAGACCTGATGCGTTCGCTCATTGTCGGGAAGGACACGCTGATGTCCAACGACAAGTTTGCAGAACAGCTCGAGCTACTAGGTGTTAGCCCACCTAAGAAGATAAGCCCCGCAACAGGGCGTGAGACCTTTGCCTTTGCTAAAAGTGACAAGGGCTTTACTGACTTGCTCGACCACGAAGACTCAGGTGTTCAGGCACTGGTAGCCGCACGCCTTGGCGTCAAGACAACCATTGCAGAAACCCGTGCGCTCAAGTTCGTGGATACTGCAAAGCGTGGCCCCCTGCCGGTGTACCTCAACTTCTGGGGTGCTAAAACCACTGGCCGTTACTCGGGCGGCAACAGTATCAACTGGCAGAACATCCCCGCCCGTGGGCCGTCTGCGGGTTTGCGTAACGCCCTGCTTGCCCCTGCCGGACACACTGTGCTCGTAGGTGACTCATCCAACATTGAGCTTCGCACTGTGATGGCTTTGGCCGGACAGGATGATGTGGTAGAGAAGTTGGCCAATGGCGTGGACTTGTACTGCGACTTTGCGTCCAAGCTCTTTGGCCGTGACATTACCAAGGCAGACAAGGCTGAGCGTTTCTTAGGCAAGACAGCCATGCTCGGGTTGCAGTACGGTGCCGGTGCTCCGCGCTTTCAGGAAATGGTTCGTATCGCAGCGCGTACTGATCCGGCTGTGAAAGCTATCGACCTCGATCGTGCGTACGACATCGTGAACCTATACCGCTCAGTACATCACAAGGTAGTTGACCTATGGGGTAGGTGTCAGCAAGTAATCCTGCCCGATATTGCCAATGGTTGTAGCCTGATGACTGTGGATGTCAACGGATGGTTTATCACGCAGAAGGATGGCTTCGGACGTCCGGGTGAGCCCGGTGTGATGTATCACGACCTGAAGTACGACGGCAAAGAGTGGACATACTTAATGGGCAAACAACGTGTACGCATCTTTGGCCCGAAAGTTGTAGAAAATTTATCACAACATGCTGCAATGCGGATCGTTATGTGGCAAACTGCACGTATCAACGAACGGTACCCCGTCAAGCTGTCAGTCCATGACGAAGCAGTCTGCGTAGTACCAAATGAAGAACTTACTCAAGCACGCGCCTATATGGAAGAGTGCCTATCTCTAACACCCAAGTGGTGTCGGAGCATTCCCGTATCTTGTGAGACGGGTGTAGGCCCGTCGTATGGTGCGGCGAAATAGGAAACTTATGACCCAAGTAATGCCGCTGTCTTTTAGTCGTCTATCAACATTTGAAACATGCGAGGCCCAGTTTGATTATCTGTACGTATCTAAACGCGTACCCAATTCATCAAACGAAGCGTCCGAGTATGGAGATCGTGTACACAAGTTGCTAGAAGCTAAAGGCCGTGGCGTGCTTGACATGGACTCCCTATCTGCTGAAGGGCGTAGCACACTAGATCAATGGGGTAGCGTTGTTGACGTCATCATGAAGCGACCGGGCGACAAGTTGTTCGAGCATCAGATGGCTGTCAATGCAGACTTAAAACCTGTTGACTGGTTTGCCAAAGACGTGTGGATCAGATCAATCGCTGACGTGCTTGTTGTGGATGGCGACACTGCATACTGCCTTGACTACAAGACAGGCAAAGTAAAAGAAAACCCAACACAGTTGCAACTGTTTGCGGCCATGGTGTTCTGGCATTACCCAGAAGTTACCAAGGTCAAGACATCATTCATCTGGCTCAAGTTTAACGAGACAACAAACGCCGTGTACGAACGTAGATTTCTAGACTCAATGTGGCGAGCACTGAAGCCTCGATTCGCAAAGGTGCAGGACACGATTGAACTTGGCGTATACAAAGCAAAACCCTCGGGCTTATGCCCATGGTGCGCGGCAAAAGATATTTGCCCTGACGCACGACTGAAAGGTAAGAGATGAAGAACGAAGCCGATGTTAAAAAGATTGTCAAAGATGTTCTCAAAGATGCAGACTTATGTTGGTGGTTTATGCCACCTGCTAATGGCTATGGTCGGTCTGGTATTCCTGACTTTGTGGGCTGCGTTAATGGTTCTATGTTTGCTATTGAGACCAAGTTTGGTAAGGGCACTACTACAGCCAACCAAGAGAGGGAAATATCAACGTTGACTAGAAGCGGTGCAAAGGTGTGGATCGTACGTGAGACATCTGTTGACGTATGGATTTTTGAATTCAAAGCGTGGGTTGCTCTGACATGCTTGTAATACCTGACAAACGCAAGATCATCATTAACAGCAATGAGAATGCCACTGTGCAGTCTCTGATGCCGCATGCCAAACAGTTCATGCATGATGGTGAATCGATGCTTGCTGTGCCGTATGGTGTGGACGAATCAATCGTGCTGAAGAACTTGGGCTTCAGTGTCCCTGCTCCCATCACGCATTACTATAACTGGCCCGCTCGGTTTGCTCCGATGGATCACCAGAAAGATACCGCCGCATTTCTCACAACACACAAGCGTGCCCTGTGTCTTAACGCACCGGGTACTGGTAAATCCATCAGTGCTATTTGGGCCGCTGACTTTTTGCTTGATGAAGGTATAGCGAAGAAAGTTTTAATCATCGCGCCGTTGTCAACGCTGACTGTTGTGTGGGGGAGAGAGCTTAAGCACCACCTCCCGCACCGCATGTTTGCAATTGTCACTGGCACAAAGGAAAAACGTAGACAGTTGCTAACAAAGCCCGGTGTTCAGTACTTCATAATTAACCATGATGGCTTTAGTAACATGGCCGCTGACATCAAAGACTTTGACGTTGTGATTTATGACGAAGCCACTGCGCTTAAATCTCCGAGCTCACAACGCTATAAGATTTTTGCTAAGTGGATGCAAGCACACAAGCCATGGCTGTGGATGTTGACGGGCACACCGATCTCTCAGACGCCTGCAGATGCATGGACATTGGCGCGACTTGTTGACTCACCTACATGCCCTAAAAGTTTCACTACGTTTAAAGACATGGTGATGCAGAAGGTCACAACGTTTCGTTGGATACCAAGACAAGATGCACTTGAGACATGCAAGAAAGTTTTGCAACCATCGATTCGTTTCTCGCTTGACGAGTGTAAAGATTTACCTGACACTAACTTCGTTGGTCGCAAGACAGAGCTAACACCTCAACAACAAAAAGCGTTTAAGGAAATGAAAGACAAAGCTGTGACTGTGTTCGCAGGTGGTGAGGTCACTGCTGCGAATGCGGCGGTTGTGCTTAGTAAGATGTTGCAAATAAGTTGCGGTGTCGTATATAGCGAGACCGGTAGAATTGCAATCGATGGATCGTTGAGGTATAATACACTCACTGACTTACTTACAGAGATCGGAGACAAGGTTATTATCTTTGTGCCGCTACGAGGCGTACAAGATCAATTGCAAGCGAAGTTAACTGCTGACGGATTCGATGTTGCATCGGTTCATGGTGACGTTAACAAAAACGAACGCAATCAAATCTTTAACGACTTTCAGCACACGGACAGGCCGCAGATTTTGTTGGCTCACCCGAAGGTTGCGGCACACGGATTGACATTGACTCGGGCAAAAGATATTGTTTGGTTTGCTCCCATTTATTCACTTGAACAGTACGAGCAAGCTAACGCTAGGATTCGCCGGTTGACAACAACAGGCAAGACGACCGTTTGGCACATATGGGCCACCGGCTTTGAGGCAGAGTTATACCGCCGACTCCGCGCAAAGCAAAACACATTGGCGGAGTTTTTAAATTTGGTGCAGGGCATCAACAGTGATGATTAGTTAAACAGTTAGGACTTACTTATGAACTATGAAATAGCCGCAGAGAAGTATCTGCAGGTGCGCGGTGCTATCGACGCTCTCGAGCGTGAGCATAAAGCGGCCAAAGCCAAGCTGACAGAAAAGCTTGTAGCCGTTGAGAACTGGATGACTGCCAAAGCGCAGGAAGACGGTCTCGAGACAGTTAAAACAAATTCTGGTACGGCCTATTGGTCGACACACCACACCGCGACCGTTGCGTCGCGCGAAGAGTTCTTTGCGTATTGCAAGGAAACCGATGCTTGGGACATGGTAGAAGCCCGCGCATCGAAGCTAGGGGTTAAGAGTTTCATTGAAGCCAATGGCGCTCCTCCTCCCGGCGTAAATTTCTCGTCTATCCGTGTTTTTAATCTTCGTAAAGCTCAAGCAAAGGAATAATCGTGAGCAACATTCAAACAGTACCTGCACACATTGCAGCCCGTATAGCCGCCCGTCAGCAAGCGGGCACTAAATCAACAGTGGCATCTGCGATCGTCGGTAGCGACGGCGTTAGTTTTCCAAAAATCAGCATCCGCGCAGGGCGTTATCGCTTGAGCGAAGACGGTGTTGAGACAACAGTTGGCGTCACTCTAGACACCATCATCGTAGGTGCAAACCCTAGGGTTTCCAAGGTGTTTTATGCCAAAGCGTTTGATGCGTCTGCGGAGAACGTTCGACCAGATTGTGGCTCTAGTGATGGCCTAAAGCCTGATGCTAATTTTGAGTCACCAGTGCACGCTAGTTGCGCTGACTGCCCTAACAATGTGCTTGGCTCTAAGGTTCTGCCCTCTGGTGCAAAGTCTAAGATGTGTGCCGACCAACGTCACTTGGCAGTGGTTGCCGCCGCTGATCCATCAAAAGTATACAGTTTGACTGTACCTGTCAGCGGTATGAAATCTTTGCGTGAATACTTCAAGGACTTAGGCAATTATGGCATTGGCCCTGAAGAGGTAATTACCGAGTTGGGTTTTGATGACGCGGCAAGTTATCCCAAGATTACTTTTAAGCAAAAAGGTTACGTTCCAGAGAAAGCAATTTCTCGCGTTGATACTTTAGTTGGAAGTGATTCTGTTAAAGTAGCTACTCGTCAACTTGCTCCACAAGCGGCGGGCCCTGCTCTTGCAGCACCCGCGCCGAAGGCCGCTATTGCGGCTCCCGCAGTAGATGACGCTTATGAAGAGGAAACACCTGCACCAGTAGCCGCGCCTGTCAAGGCGGCAAAACCCGTAGTTGCTCCAGTAAAAGCGTCAGATGAATTAGCGGCAAAGCTCGACAGTTTGTTCGACGAGTAATAAAATTAAAATGTAGAACGCTCCCCGGGTAACGCCGGGGTTTTTTATCTAGGGGCATGTCTTGGACACAAAAAACTTTTTTACTCGCGTATTCGCCCAAACAGACGAACTGGTTATTTGCATACATAAGCCTGATCCATCAGGACAAAATCCAAGAGGCTTTTTTTGGAACCGTGGATCATTCGCAGACATCGATGATGCGATAGAAGCGATCAGTAGGTGGGATGCAGAAGCTGAGTCAACTGTTTACTTCGGTGTTGGTGCATTTGCCAATCACAGTTACGTAGAGAACGGTAAGCAGAAATGGTACCGCACACAAGCACATGCAACAGTGTTCAAAGCACTGGCGCTTGATTTAGATATTGGTGAGGACAAACCTTACGCTACTCAGAAGGAAGGTTGGATCGCAATGTCCGTCGCCCTCAAAGCGATTGGTATGCCTCAGCCTATGGTCATCTCTTCCGGTCGTGGTATTCACTGCTACTGGCCAATGACTCAGAACATTTCGAAAGAGCATTGGATAAAGGTTTCTACCGCGCTTCGCATTGCGCTTGAAGAGCATGGTGTCGAGATCGACACAAGCAAAATTCATGATCCATCGATGGTGCTTCGTCCAGTTGGTACGCATCATAAAAAGCAACAGCCGTGGAAGTTGGTCGAGTGCAAACGTGATTGCCCTGACTACGATCCAGTAGAGTTGTTCACGGTATTGAAGCCGTGGTTTGGTAAGTTGCCAAAGAATGCAAAGACAACAGCATCACGCAAAGGTGCAAGATCATCGATCCTTGATGCAGTGCTCAACACAAACGATGTTGTACTTACCGCGGTCGCAGGGCGTTGTGCTCAGGTGGGTGCGCTTGTAGCTTCTGGTGGCGTGTTAGATGCCGCAGGTCGCAATGTAGAAGAACCTTTATGGCGTGCATCGTTAGGTCTTGCTAAGCATTGCACAGATGTGCAGGAAGCGGTCATCATGATCGCAGGAACGCACCCTGACTTTGATCTAGCCGCAAGCATGGATAAGCTCAAGGGTTGGAACGGCACTGGGCCTACGACGTGTGCGAAGTTTGAGCAGTTGTGCGCTAAGGGCTGCGAAGGTTGCCCAAGCCGTGGAAAGATTACAAGCCCTGCGCAGTTGTCCGTTGTTACTGAGACTGAAGTTGTTACTGAGGAAGGTGAAGAGTTCACATTCACAATGCCCAAGGGCTACGTCATTCAGAACAACCAGATAATGCGCGAGGTCAAGACCGAGATCACAACGACTGATGCAAACGGCAATGAAATTGCCCAAGAGGTGACAGAGTTTGACCACGTGTGCCAGTATGAGATTCACATCACTGGTGTGTACCACGATTCTGAAAGTCGCAAGTCTGCATTCAAAATGATTGCAAAGTATCCAATGACTGGATGGAAAGAGACAGAGCATGAGATGTCTGTACTCGCGACGATTGGTAAAGACTTTTCTACATTTTTATTGAACCAACAAATCTACGTAAAGAATGCTGGACAGCAAGAAAAAGTTAGGAGCTATTTGATGGATTACTTGACGATGGTGCAACAACAGGCACCTACAGGATTGGACTTTGTTAACTTTGGTTGGCAAGAAGATGGCTCGTTCATGTGCGGGCAGACAGTGTTGGGCTCGCCTTCCGGTGCAACAGACACACGCCTTCGTGGCCCTGCATCTAACTTCGCTAAATTGATTGGCCCGCATGGTGAACGCTCTGAGTGGATTCGCGCGATGGATATGCTGAACCTACCCGGTGCTGACAATATTCGTGCGTCAGTATTAACAGGCACAGTGGGAATCCTAGGCCCTGCCGCCGGTAACGCAACAGCAATTGTGTCGATCTACTCTGATGAAACGACAACTGGTAAATCATTGTCTCTGATTGGCGTGAACAGTTTGATTGGTAATCCCAAGGATTTATTCCTGAGTCAGAAAGACACCGCAAATGCCATGTATAAGATGCGCGGCGTACTTAACAACTTGCCATGTTGTATCGACGAGATGACTGCGGCTGACGACAAGGACATGGCTGACATGGGCTACACACTTAGCTCTGGACGCGAAAAGATTTCGATGACAAAAGAACGCGAGTTGCGTGAACCCGCTAAGTGGTGTGCTCCTACTCACGTCACGTCTAACATTTCGATGTACCGAAAGTTTGAAAACGCACAGGCAGGCAACGATCCGCTGAAAGCGCGTTGCTTAGAGTTCCCGCAACATGATCGGACTTTCGTTGCTACCCGAGAAGATGGGCGTAGCTTTGGGTACGACTTTTTTGAGATCGTAGAGAAGCATAACGGTTGGGCTTTCCCAGAGCTTGTGCAAGTTGTAATTGACAAGGGCGGCCCCGAGGTCGTGTGGAAATGGGCTGAGGCATCGTTCAATAAAACGTTTGGTTTTATCTTTGAGCCGCAAGAGCGCTTTTACAGGACGCTACTTATTGCATCATGGGGCATGGGTCGTATTGGCCAAGCCTTGGGTTTGTTCCCGTTCGATGTAAAAGCAACAGTGGACTTTATGATTGAGCGCGTCAAGCAAACTAGGCAAGCTGCAATTGAAAGTAAGTCTGATGTGTTCGATACCATTGGTCAGTACATCATGGAGCACAACGATCGCCTTGTGCATTGCACCGAAGTTTATAGCTCAGGTAAAGAGCAGGTAACTCAGCCCGCTCCAGATAAAGCTGTTGCTCGGGTAAAGGTTGTCTATGATGCCAAGAACCCTGTGATGCCCGGAAGCATGATTGCGATCAACTTGGCTTTGTTCAAGGCATGGTTGGGTAGGTCGCAGGATGGTATTGACCGGATTGAGCGTGAGCTAGAACTTAACGGCGCGATGATTGCCAAACGCGATCGGGTGACGATGTTCAAGGGATGCAAGGACAGAAGCCCCGGCCAGACGCATTGCCTGATTGTAAACCTGAACCACCCTCGGTTTGTAGCAACTCTGACTGGCACCATGTCCAGAGAGCAAAGCCCTGTACTACTGGCTGTTCTAAACGGCGTAGCTGTGGGACAATAAGATATCTTTTTTAAGGACAACTATCATGCCACGTGACTACAAGAAAGAGTACGCCAACTACCAAGGCAAGCCGGAGCAGATTGCTAACAGGGCTGACCGCAATTCAGCGCGTCGACAAATGGAAAAGAAAGGCGTCGTCAGCAAAGGCGACGGCCTTGACGTTGATCACAAGAAGCCCATTGCAAAGGGCGGTGGAAATGGCGGAGGTAATCTCCGCGCAGTTCCTAAGTCTGCAAACCGTTCGTTTGCACGAACCCGTTCAGCAGGGATGAAGTAATTACTTCTTAGCCTTCATGCATTTGCCCATGGCGCTGCATTTAGCTTTGTTAGGACAGCCAGCACATGGTTTAAAAGGTGCAGCTTTTTTACCAGCAGTTTTTTTGGCAGGGGCCATCATCATTTTTCCGTACATAATAATCTCCAATTAAAGTTAACGAAATTTTGCAGTTTTAGCCGCAATCTTTTTGGGTTGCGCTACGAATTGTTTTCCGGTTTCTTTTCCGGCTCGCTTGGCTTTGGTTGTCGCAGCGTACTCAGAAGGGCTGAGACTTTTGATCGCAGCACTTGGAAGGTATCTTTCACCTGTGTCAGAAGAGCGTTTACCACTTTTAGTTCTCCATTTTTGGTCGCCCCAATCCTTCAATGATTTTTGAGGCGCTTTCAATCTCTGTACCCCCCGCCTGCCGCCTTGTATTTCTTGGCAACAAGCTGAGCTTTACGTGCTGACCACTGACCTGCGCCAGTGCCTTGCGTTGCCGCAGACTTTACCTGAGACACAATCCGCTTGCGCAGTTCGGGCTTCGTGTAATTGCCAGCAGCATTGACAGTAGATTTACTTTTGGTAGCCATGTTAGCACTTCCAAGCACGTAGTGATTTGTTGATACGACTGTTTGGGTCGTTAGCAGTTTTTGCACTGGTCAGCTTCTCTTTCATGCCTTCCATGCGGGCACAGAATGAGTCGCGTCGTGGGCCACCTTCGGGTTGAGGAGCCTTGAGTCCCGGCTTTCCGGGGTTCGCTTTGTTGTACGAGGCGCGTCCTTTGGCGTTTAATCCGCCCTTCTCAGACTTGCCTTCCTTGCGTGTCCATGCTGGTGTCTTAGCCATTAATCAATCTCCCCTGTGCCGCCACGGGCTTTGTCAAGTTCTTTTTCCATGCGTATTTGCAAGTCTTCAAGTTGCTTGTCTAGTGCTTCGTAATCAGGATAGCCTTTACGATCTTCTTCGCGCTTTGCTTTGCGCATTGCATCTTTAAACTCGCGTTCGACACGCTTTGAAATAACCTCTTGAACAGCTTCGGATTCAATAACGTCGTAGTCATACATTTTTAATCCAAATGTTCTGGCTATAGCAAGATTGCTGACAGGTACACCTGTGATGCCTGTTTTCTCATCCAGTATATCGTTTACTGCCTTAAGTTGGGTAGAACTAATTGCTGGTGGAGTCACGATATCATATGCAAATTTAGCAGCATTTTTAAATTTTTGCCACTCGGTATCCGTCGGTTGATTTAAAGATTTACCTGTGTAAGGATTTACACCTATGACTAATCCTGCAATGGCCGAGACTATTGGGCCGCTTGGCGTGACTGCTCCGGGAATCCAAGACTGCCCCATGAAGCCATTCGGCAAGCCCTTAGCCGCAGACGCCATCGGTACGTAGTCACCAAGACGGTAATACACAGGGTTGTTCTCGTCGCCCATGAACGGGATGCGAATGTGCATGTAAGGGCCAATGCCAAACATGCGTTCACGGATTTCTTTTGGGCCACGCTTGCGAGTTTCTTCGTCATCGTCACCTGCCGCAGACGCCATGGCTACATCAATGAGGTAGTAAGCCGCCAAGACGTTGGCAATCTTCCAAGGTTGGTGCAACGCAATACGTCCCATAACAGGAGCAATGGCATACGTCCATGACACAAACGGCAAGAATGACTGGCGTGCAATACGGACTGCTTTAGAGTCGATGTCGTAGTCAAGAAATGCCTTGCGTGCAAAGGTACCCGCGTCGCTGAAGTTCTCTGCAGTGGGAGTTTTTTCACCACTACGCTCCTGCAATTCGCCGACCTTCTTCATGAACGCGGCTAAACGGAATACGTTATCTTCGGCGGCGTACAGTTCGGACGCGATGCTATCTAACTTGTTCCCTGCTTTGGCTGCAAGTGCAACGCCCATCTGCGCTTTAGATTTCTCGTACCCAGTAAACATCTTCAGACGTTGCATTAGCGACGTATCTGTTGGCTGTGCAAGATTTTCGTTCCATGCCTTGTAGATGGCCTCCTTAACCTCAGCACTTGAATAGTCACCAAGCATCGCACCAGAGTTCATGAACTGCGACATGATTGCAAGTTCACTTGGTGTCAGAGACTTAGCGTTTAGCTCGTATTTGGTAAACAACTTAGCCGCAGAAGCAATCGTGCTAACAGGGATGTCATGCATCATCGCCAAAGTGACGTTAGAGGCAATGTTCGTAATGTGCGTGCCGGGGTTATAAACGGTCTTTGCTTTCTTAAACCAACGCATAGAAGCGTTGTACGCACGGAACGAAACCAATGGCTTGCGGTCAGCCATGTCAGTCATCGCACTCCACACAGGGCCGGGCATGTATTTGCCAGCTAACGCGCCGTAAGCTTCTACGTCAGGTATTTTTACCCATGTGTTTGTATTGCGATATAAGTCAGCAATCTGTGGCGTCTTGGCTTCATCCTTAGAAACGCTTAACACTTGGTTAGGGTTGGGTGCCCGACCAAAGATTTTCTTAACGGCCTCTAGCGAATCAAACGAAACGCTTAGCTCTGTTGGCTTGCCGTCTTCATAACCCAGCGTAGACGCGGCTTTAGAGAAGTTGCGTGACGCATAGTTGTTAGCCAGTGCAGCCATGGTGTTACGCATAGCATTAGCAAGCTCAGTGACTTTCTTTTCAAGGATCGCTTGTTGAGCCGTCATGTTAGATGTGAACTTATAGCCCTCACCTTTCTTGCCGGAGATACGCCACTGACGTGAGGGATCAACAGTAAAGCCTACGGGATTACCCGTAGTTTCGTAGCCCTTGATAGACATGTACCCTTGCGGGACTTGGGGGCCAGCAGGGTCTTTAATGTTGGGGCCAAACACTTGGTAGAAGGGGCCTGTGATGTCAACGTCACCGTTTTTATCTACGCCCATCCAGTGCTGAAAACCTTCAATGGTTTCTTCAAAGCGATGCTGCAGACCAATGATCTCACTGAGCTTACGCGCACCGAATGTGTGGCTTGCAACTTGATTAGTATTGCCTGCAAACAGCAAGGACTCAGAAAATTTAGTGTTCTCAAAGTATGCGCGGTCTTTAGCTGGAAGCTCAGAGATGTACATCGCCATGCTCTTCTCAATGGAGTCTGCAATTTCTTTGACCTTCGCAACATCTGGTAATTTATCCAGTGCTTTTTTATCGCCGTCAAGGTAATCAAAGATTGCCTTTGCCTCGTCAGCACTACGTGACTCAACGAAGTTGGCCAACTGCTCCATACGTTGGTAGCCAGTGTTCTTGTCAACCTTGTACTTCTCCATGAGCTTGCTAGTGAAATCATTAACACCGAAGCGGGAGTTGATATAGGTGATGTAACGCTCTGCAGTTGGAAAGTCTTTGCGGATTTTGTCTGCTAATTTGCTAGATAGGTCGCCTACTTTTTGAGCACCACGTTGCCAGCCAACTAGGTCGAAAAACAACTTTGTGCTTAAGGCCGCAGGGGCAACCTTTTTGTTGTAAACAATATAGTCTTGGGCATTAACTTTCCCTTGTGGCGTGCCAGTGCTCTCTACAGCAGCTTCGAGGATGTTGCCCGTAGCTTCACCTTTCTTGGCAGCGCCAGCAGCTTCAAGGAGCTTAAACGTGTTACCAATTACATCTGCGGCAACAGATGGGCGAACACCGACTAACCGCTGAACTGTCGTCAGAATGGTTTGCCAGACGTTCTTCGCCGCATCATAGAAAGACTTGGGAGCCTCGGTGCTATCCATAGCTTCTAGTGCGCGACGGAAGTCGTTGAGCGTGTTGCCGTAAGAAACCAATTCCAAAACAGCGTCAAGTTCTTTTTTGTCTTTCATCAGTGCTTTGAGCACATCTTGTACACGTTTAGCGTCAGGGCTTAATTCACCTTTAAAGTTAACGACGCGTTTAAGCGCCGCCTTCAATGCACGGACTTCTGGTGCATTAGGATTCTGATAAATATACCATTGCAATGCACCATGCAACGACTCGTGCAATGTGACTGCCGCAGACGCGTCTCGTTGAATATAGACCGTATTGGTTTTAGGATCATAGTAAGGTTTACCCTTAGATATGAACTCAAGATTTGGTGCGGTGTCGCTATCGTACAAAGACTGAAATACACCCTTGGCAATTGTGCGTTCAAACGGCGTGCCGTGAGTTTGGATGTAGTTCAACAAACCAAGAATGCCAGTAGAAGATTCACCTTTGCCAAACTTAGCGTAACCCAAAGCGGCTTTTTCTAGCGGAGTCTGAGTCTCACCGGCAGCAGTCGATTCCTTAGAACCACGAATTGGGGTTTGGCGAACAAAAGTTGCGTCAGATTCGCCTTGGAACATATTGTCCTTGGCTGCTCTCCAACCCTGCGACAGCATGGTGTCCATTTTTAAGAACGCCTGTGCAATACCATCTGCGCCTTCTTGGCCAAAGTCTTCGTTCATACCTTCATCAGTTGTCTGGGTATGCAACTTCTGTTGCACCATATCTTTGACAAGCTTGACAATAGCTTCAACATCTTTTGCATTGCCGTTAACTGCTTTACCCAAACCAGCAAGGGCGTCACGAGTCTCTCTTAGTTGATCTAGTGTTGTTCCAACGCGTTGGCTGGTCTTAGCCTTTATTTGCCCACGTTGTTGTGCAGGAGTTTGGCCAGCCAGTTTGGTAGGCTTGTAGATTGTTTCCCCATTCTCGCCTTTAATTGCACGTTCTGTAGGAATGCCGCGGAGCATGTTGCCACCCGCGTTGCTAAACTTGTAATACGCTTTTGCAAACGCACGCACAGCGTCAGCAATCTGTTGCTCTCTGTCACTAATACCATCGACAGTTGCAGAAGGATTTAGCAATGCATCACGGATGTTTCGTAGGGCGCTAACAGTCAGAGATGTTTTGCCCGGCACAGCTTTTTTGTCAGCGCCTTCTACCCCAGCTTGCAACGGATTGTTTGTAACATTAGTCCGATTTGCAGTTTGAAGTGCCGCGGTCAAGCCCATTTCATCTTGGTTTTTTTGTTCCGCGGTTTGTCGGTCAGCAACGCGATTAGCGGCTTGCTGCTCTTTGGCAGTTAAAGCACCAGTAATTTTTCTACGTTCCGCAGACAACTGCATACCGGCACTACGTAGAGCGCTTTCGCGGTCTTGGTAGTTAGCAATCTCTCGTGCACGACGGGTTCTGCCATCATAGGTTTCCTGTGCCTTATTCCAAGCATCAGCTTGTTCTTGGCTAAGCGTTACCTCGGTATCGTTAATCTTTACGACTGATCCAACGGTGATGGGTGCTTTTTGTTTTTTCGTTTTTGTTTGCTGGGCTTGAGTGGTTTGAGTGCCATCTTTAGTTGCAGGTGTAGTTACAGGAGTTGTGACGGGCGTAGAAGAAACGCCCTCCGCGACTGGCGCGGAGGGCAAAGGGGCGGCTTCGGCTTCACCGCCCAGAGGAGAAACCGGTGCAGGCGCTGTAATAGGACGATCAGAAAGTTGGCTTGTTGGCCCAGTAAGCGATTCTTGGGGACTTGGCCTGTCCATGCGCATGTTGCTAAATGGAGCGGCGCGTTGTGGCACAAGGGATGTGCGGGCAACGGGTTGTATTTCTGTAGGTGTGATAGGTTGCATCACATCTGGGTTCATGATTCGGTCAAAGTCCGCTTTTGTCCCGACACCTTGTTGGGCGTCAAACATGGCTTGTACGGCGGTACCGAGTTGCATTGCTTGCGCAAGCGGAGCCTCTTGTTGATTGGTTTCTGTCTCCAGATTGCTGACAAGCCCACGGGCTTGATCGCCAACATCCTGAATGTTTAGCAACTGATCGCCGCGCTTACCAACAAAGTTTTGCCAACTCTTACCAACTTCCTTAACGGCTTCTAGACCTTGTTCTTTGCGTGCTAGCAAATCTTGGTATTGCCCGCCGACGTCTTGCGCGGTCATGAACGAAGACAAACGCTTCGACGCATCGGCCTCAGACATTGGACGGCCAGCAGCCATCCGTTTATCGAACTCAGCTTGTGTATCCACTTCAGAAAGTTTACGCCCATCCACATCTGTTTGAGTTTGTGTCAGGTCTTTTGGCGTTTCTTCAAGGTCTTTTAATGCAGCATTGCGTTGGTCTTCGAGCGCCAACTGCTCTGTAAACCATGCGCCAACATCCGTTGCAGGGATGTTTTGTCTACGTGCTTCTTTAACTACAGCTTCAAATGCCTGTGCGCGAATTTCAGGAGGAGCGTCCTCGCCCAACGCGGCTTTTAAAGATTCTGCTCGACGAGCACGGGAGGCGTGACCGCCCAATGCAAATGGGCCAAGCAACATTGTCAGACCCGCACCGCCCAACGCTGACTGCCGTGCAATCTCATAGGGATTCTCGTCACCTGCCGCGCCATATGCACGTTCGACAGCGTATGTACCCAAATCCTGAGCAACTTCAGTACTGGGTTGCACTAACATGTTAATACCCATGCTTTTTGCAAAAGGCTTCAGGACACTGGTATCAGTCATCCTTGCCGCAACACCAGCAGTAGTGCGTTCACCCATCCCCAATAAGGGAGATAGCCCTTTGATAGCACGGCCGCCAACGAATGTAGCCGCACCTTCACCAACACCCTGAATAAGACCGACACGGCGAGCAGCAGCAGTGGCTGCGCTTTCGTCGCCAGTTTGATTCAAAACCTTTTCGTAGGTTTCTTGTGCAGACGATGTACCAAACAACAACGCGGCAGCGGCAGGGGCGGCAACTTGCCCGCCGGGAACAAACGCTAAAGGTAGAGTCGCCGCCACAGGAGCCAAGCCACGAGCACCCATAGTAAGTGCTTCGCCGACAAGACCACGACCACGGTTATCGGGAATATATGCAGGAGCACGGGCTTCTGCCGCTTGCGACATTTCACGGCCGTACTCAGGTGCAACACCGGTGTACTGAAGGCCCTGTCCAACCATCTTGGGTAGGTCAACTACTGCACCGCCTACAGCCTGACGACCCATCTCCGCTAGCGTGCCACGAGGCTTAAAGCCTAAATAGCTTGCCGTAGATTCAAAACTCTTGCCAACGCGCCCTGCGTAATCGCGAATTAACTCGTCATCAGACAGGTCACGCATGGAGGACGGCACTGCCGCCCGCAAGTCTTCAAGGTTATAAATCGGCATTGTCGCTCCAGATTATCGACGTGGCAGTAAGTCATCATACCAAGGTCTCTCTAACCCTGTATTACCGCCTAAAAACTGATAGCCTAATTTATTCAATTCACTGATGGACATAACTCTTGTTGTGCCGTCTGGCATTTCAACGCTATACCCTGTATTACCTGCTCGACCTAGAAGTTTCGTATTGCCTGTGTTTAAGGCAGGGGCAGACGAAGTTTTAGTTAGCCCTTGCGCAGATGCAGGTGCGGCAGGAGCAGGAGCAGGGCTACCTTCATATGGATTAGCACCTAGGCTAACACCACCAGCCGACTGCGCCGCACGTTCACGCACAGTGCGGAGAAGGTGGCTAACGCCCATCTGTTCGGCCATAGCGTCTTTCTCACCACCGGGCAGACGTGCATTGCGGGGCTCAACCAGCCACTTGTTATACGCCTCAAGCTGTGCTTTTTCCACTTCGTCCATGGCTTTAGGAGCTTTGCCTTCTGGCGATACGCGAAGCTGAGCACCGGGTTTTGCAACCAACATGTTGTATTGCTTCTCAAGAGCTCTGCCCTTGGGCCCGTTCTGTTCAGCTTCAGTAAGCGCTGCGAAGTCTGTCATCAGCTTTTTAGCTTCTTTGGTATTTGCTGCAAGCTCGTCCAAGTCTTTTATTTGTCTATTGACTAAATTACCACGAATTGCATTGAGCCCAGACGTAGACGTAGAAGCAGCAGAAGCTGCTTTAGATGCGGCAATGGCTGCTTCGGTTTTGCCAAGGTTAAGCATCCAAGAACCAATGGTTTCAGGCTCAGTAGCTTGTCTGTTCAGGTACTCCGTGGCCATTGCTTCATTTTTAAACGTCTGAGTGCCTGTGATGCGCTGGGTCGCCTTGTCAATAAAGTTTAGCGTGACGGCACCGCCCTTACCGGGCACGATAGCTAAATCGGTTTTATCATCAAAATCGGGGTCAGTGTTATACAATGTGCCCAACTGAGTAAGATTCTTACCTTTCAGCTTGTCTTTTATATTGAGCACAAAGTCTTTCTGCTCATCTTCCTTGATTCCTAACCGAGTATTAACTGTCTTTCTCCATTGATCTGGAGTAAATTTAAACTGCTTAAACGCGGCGTCTTTCAGTTCTTGCGTAGTAGCGTTAGGATTTTCAGCGGCAAAAGCCGCAAAATTAGTAGCTTGTTCTGCCTCTGCTTCAACGCGTTTAGCGCCTTTAATTTGAATGCCGGTAAGATCACGTTGTTGAGCCTGACTAGCAATCTGGCCTTCCATACTTTGTAACTGCAAGGGGCGGTATTTGGCGTTAAATTCAGCCTCCTCCGCTTGCTGTTGTAATAATGCAGCTCCTCGATAATCCCCACTGGCACCGACAGCGCGAGCCGCGGCTTGTGCTTGCAGCCCCCGAATTTGCGCAGGCGAAAATTGACCTGCAACAGCTTGGTCGCCGTATCGCTGAATTTGCTGTGGAGCAAAGTTAGTAGAGGCTTCAGGCATATCACCCGAACCTAAATTAAGCCCTGTTGGAGTATAGCGAAGCGTGGGAGTTCCGCCTTCAGAACCGGGAACAGCTTCAATGTTGTATGCATCTCCTAAACCTTGCATTCGGCGCATCTCCGCCATATCTGCGGATGTATAACCAAAGCCGGACGTAGGAGCTTTATAGGCTTCAGCCAGTTGCTCTTTTAGTCTATCTTCTTCGCGCATCTTAAGGCCGCGCTCAACTGCTTGTGCTCCAACTTGGAATCCTGATGCGAAACCCATATTAAACCTCCACCATTTCGATGCCTAGACCGGCGTAGTTAACTGCTTTATAACCATCAGGCAGTGTAAAAACCATGTCAGGAAATTTCTTCTCGACGTCGTCAGCCATTACACCCAAGAAACGTTTGCCTGAACCGCCAATGTATTCAAATTCGTAAAGCGGCAGCATGGTGCGCTCATCGCGACCAACCAACTCAATGTTTTCTTTTAGGCGACGATCAGAATATTTAAGCCCACCAGTAACTGCGGCACCTACCAAAGCACCTGTAACTTCACCTTGAGCGTTTAAACCAGTATTAAACTGGCTAGTCTGGTTAGTAAGAATATTGCCGTAGGTTTGTCCCGATTGCTGCATACCTTGCTGAAACTGCGAGCCGGGAGCCATAGATGTATTGATGCCCGCAGAACCTGCACCTGTAGCACCTTGGTAGGCAGCAGTAGAAGCACCTGCCAAATTACGGCCAAGACCGGTAACATCAAGGCGACGGGCAAATCCAATCTGTTCAGCTTGGTTACGGGCACCTGTCATGGCATTGGCACGCTGAGCGGCAAGGCCAAGATTAGATTGGTTAGCCATCGACATTGCTCGACCAGAGGCAGGGTTTACCCCCATAGATGCTTGAGCTCGTTGGGAGGCTTGTTGAGTTACGCCAAAAGCACGACCGGCTGCAGCAGAAGCATCGCGAGCTAAACCTTCGCGGTAGTCTTCGGTATTAAATCGTTCAGCATCTCGGACAAGCCCCTGCTCTAACGGCCTAAACGTTTGCCGTTGGTAGTCGTAGTAATCTTGACCTTGCTGCATTTGTTGCTGCTGTGCGGCCATTTGTTGAGCGGCTACTTGACGGGCAAGGGGAGCCATCTCTGCGTATTGTTGTTTAGCAAAGTCTAACTGCTCACGCCCAATCTGTTGCATTGGGGTGTAGTCTGGTGCTGGTTGTGATTTTCCGCCCATAATTTACTCCTTGTGCAGCCAACGACAGTTGTCGGGCCGCATTACCAAAATCTGCATATCAGCGCCGGGTGCGCCGTCTTTCATTACAAACTCTTCCTCAAACCCAAGATGCTTGTCAAACGCAATAATGGAGGGTTCATTTGTGGGTACCATGCCGGTCAATCGTTTTAATTTACAGTGGTTAAAGGCGTAGTCACAGACGTGATGAAACAACGGCACAAGAAGTTTTGTGTGTTGAGAAACAGCAATGTGACATGTAGCATTTGATCCATTGTAGTTATTGATGACTACTCCTGCAATAACATCTTCTCCACGAATAACGCCTAAAGCATAAAAAGAACCCCAACTGGAGTCCTGTCCCGTCTTAGCGGCTACCCAATCCCCTATACGTTCTTTCTGGTCAAAGACAAGTTCTGCCATCTGCGTATTATGACTTATTCTTAGGGTTTTGGATACTTTGCTTTGACAGCTAAACACGCAGCAATGTAGGTATCAATTTGAGCTTGGTCTCCTTTGACAACCCCATCTAAGTAGTCAGCCATAGGAGGGTACTCGGCTTCACGCTGAATACGATAATCTGAGATGCTGGTTACAGTTTTAACGCATTTACCATCTACTATAGCAATGTTGACGTTAACGCGAGTATATGGTTTTGTGAGGTTTAAAATTTCTATGTATTCAACATAACTATCATCAAACTTAACCGTACTTGGGCCAGAAATTATTTGCCCGTTTTCAACTTTAACCCATTGTGTTTCTTGCATTATCTAACCCCCCAAGCCAAACCATCAATAGTTTGAACGGTGTATCCTGCGTTGTAGCCCGTAACAAAAACCATGCAAGGCGTACTTGTAGAATAAGTGTTAACTGATACGCCAGCCGCATTTGTTGAAATACCAAACGAACCTGAATCAGTGTTGTACGCAACTAATTCCGTAGCTGTAACGCCACTACCGCCTGTGAAAAAAGCATTGACTAGTAATTTTACGCCAAGGTCTTTTTGCGACGAGCCTGCTACTGCTTGAACGTTTAAGACAATAGCAATTTTATGAGCTGCTGTTGCTGGAGCAGGCATAGATGAGCTGTACACAAGATACAATGGTTCTCCCGCACCATTTAAGTAATAAGGCCCGTTAGTAGTCGATATGGGAGTGCCAAAGCTAATATCAACATATATTCCACTGTAAGAACTTATTTTAAATGCGGTCATTAACGCACCAGTAATTTGACCGGAACGTACAGTAATATCGTTAAACTCAGCGCTACCAGCTTTGTCAATTTTCCAACCGGCGCTACCTGTTGAAAAATTTGTTGACTGGATTGCGCCGCCAATCTTGGCGTTAGTTATTTCACCATCTAAGATTTTTGCGCCGGTAATAGCGGCATTAGCAATATAGGCTGTACCAATAGCAGCGCTTGCAATATAGGTGCTTATGTTAGCGTCTGTAATAGTATTTAAATAAGCAAAACCACCGAAGCCGGGTATGTTAGTAATCTGTGTATTCCAATTGACAGAACTTGCTGTAGCCAAAGACCCAAGGCCAGTAATATTTGATGTGCTTAAAGAAGTACCTGCACCAAATAACACATTGCCGCTAGCATCTTTAATAGTTAAGTTGCGGGTATCAATTTGCCCTGCGGTAAGCTGGCCACGAATAGAAGCTGCAGCAAACTCTGCTGTACCGTTGGCGTGAATTTTCCAGCCCTGAGACCCTGCAATGTAAGCTGCACTTTCAATAAAACTTGTAGCTTGCAGCGCAGCACCTGTAATTAAATTTGCAGAAACGTCAATCAGTTTAGAGCCGGTAATTGTGCCTCCAGCAATAGATGCACCTTGGATAGAACCGCCTTGAATAAACGCACCGTTAATGTACACACCCGGAGTAACTGTAACGCCGTTGATAGTAGTTGTTGTAGTTGTAACAATAAACGGAATAACGGGCGTTATGCCGGGGCCGCTAGGACTGGCAATAGAAAATCGGTCAGCCCTAATAATAAAGTCACTAAACGGCGTAGAAGTGTTTGTTGTACTGGCTAAACCAAAACCAGAGACATAGCCATTACTGTCTATTTTTACAGTGTACTTATTAATCAAACCGCCGTTGGTTGTATCTACTAAATTAATTCGAGAACCAAGTGAGCTGAACAGTTCTGTTTCAGTAATTGCACCTGTTAAAGTATCAAGTAAATGCGCAACTTCAGCTGTTGTAGTTCCAAGAGTTCCAGACACGCTGTTAAACGGGCCTTTGACACCTAATGTATTTACAAACCGAACCCAGTAGTATCTTGACTGAGAGGGGCCTATTGGGTCTGCGTAATTAACGCCCGGAACAAATGCTAACTGAACAGCATCACCAATGACGTTTGTTGATCCGCCATAAATTTCAGCGTAATCGTGACCGTAGTATGTAGGGTTATCCCACTCAATAAGGACGTCGTAGACACCACCTGTAGCCGTTACATTTTGCGGAGCAGGTGGCGTACCAATGTTTAAAACAGTTGGCTTGGTTATAGTGCCGTTACTTCCGGGGCCAGCAATACCGCCAGTAATTAAATCTTGAACACTGACAAGTCGGCTAGTACCAGTGCCAGAAATAATCTCTCGCAATCGATCAATGAACGTGCGTAGATCACGCGGAATATCGGACGTGACTGATGGAAGTTTGTTAGACACCAGCTAGTTCCTCAATAGATTGTGCAATAGCTAACGAAAAGACTTCAGACGTACCCTCAATCTGAACTTCCCAGTCGCGGCCGGGAGCAACAGGTAGCCGAAATGGATTGCGGTTTGCAACTGTCTGCGTCCTAATAAGCGTGCCGCCAGAGTAAAACTTAGCTGTCACAGGATAAGTTTCTGCTTCAAGTTGAGCACAAGAAAAACCTGTAACTTGTGGCAGTGTAAATTTCTTAGACTTCCATGTGTAAGTTTTATTTGCGCCAGCGAGCCACACCTTGACAGACCGATCAGACAATGCAACAAACAATTTATCCCGCTGCAAATCAGCGTAAGCAGCCGTAACATAGATATCATGCAGAATAAACTGTCCGGACGTAGGGTCGTAAATAAACCCACCACTGGTTGTGCCATTGTTGTAAAAACCAATGTACTTTAGATCGTGGGAGTAGCCGTGAATAGAGTCTGGCTTAAAGTATGTCTGCCACTGGGCTCTTGTAAAATATTGCTCGGTGACTAGTTTAGAACCACCGGGAGACAGCAAAACAAGACCGTCAGGACTTGCGTACAGGACAACGCCGTTGGTGCTGACAATGCTTCGTTTAGAAGCGCATGCTTGCTCAAGGTCTGACTTAACGACAACAATAGAGTCGGGGTGACTGCCCTGCAAGAAGTATGGCGTACCAGTAGTCAGCACTGCCAGCGTGGTATCCATACGACCCAAACCAACTACTGGATAGTCAAGCGACTGAGTGTAATTCTCAGGCCACGCATGCGGGTGATAGGGATCACAGAAATATACATCGCGGCCTACAAAGCCCGCCATCACACCGTTAGGCAGATTGGTTAGACCGTGAAGCGTTGCAGGCGGTTGCGCCCATGTAAGAGAGGGTAGTTCTTCTCCCAGACTTTCTGCAAGAATTTCGTCTGTGTAGGAGATTTGCGAAACAGGCAGTTCAGCTACAAACAAATACACCCCTGAAACAGAACGGTAAAGTCTCCAGTGAGAAACAATATAACCTGTAGGGATAGAAGCCCGCCCAGAAATAGACACAGTTTGCGTAGGATAAACATCAATTGATGTGGACGCTGGTGAAGGGGCAGATTCAAACTCGTAACCTGATTCTTTGTTAACCCACGTCCACGCATAAACTCGGGTTTCGGTAGCTACTGGTGTATCAGCGTAGCCTACGTTTGTTAGTTCAGAAAATTGAGCTACCGTTGGATAATCGCCACCCCGTAGTCGCATAGAAACGCTAGAGCCAACAGAAACAGTTTCAAGAACAGCAATTGGATTAGCAACGCCATACACTGTTGAAGAAATGCCATACGCCCTAAATGTGGCTAAGCTACTAACCGTTGACGGATTAATAATGGGCGCAAAAGATTCTGTGCCGTTTACCAATACAGACACGTAGCGAGAGTCAAGACTGTCAATGTCAGCTTGCGTGATAAACAACCTTGCTGGAGCAGCCGCTTCAGAACCTACTGCCTCAACCACTTTAGCCTCAGTACTGCCAATGTATCGGCGATAAAACAAAGTTGCAGAATCCGTAGCGCCTTCACTTCCCGGAGTTACCACAACGCATCCGCCATAAGCCGTGGCAACAAGTTGCCCAGACATCCTAGAATTTAAAAACGTAGCCAGCGTGGTAGCAGTTAGTGTTGTAGAAGTTGAAGCGTTAACGCGGTCTGTCCCGTTGACATTTAAAACAATTACGTTGCCTGCTGCAATAGACCCAATCTCAGTGTCGTCGATAACTAAGTACGGGTAGGAGTCGGCTGCTCCATTTGCAGAATAGTCAATGCCGGAGTAAGTAAATGCCCCACTAGTATCTGGGATAGAACCTGTTCGGAACTTTACATACAACTTAGTAGCTTCGCCTGTAGCGTCCGTTTTTACGACAACTTCACCATCAACAACAGCGGCATTAACGGCAGCCATAGCATTAATTGCAGAGGCAACTGACGCGGCAGTAATAGCTCCTGACAAAGTAATAGTTGTGTAATCTCCAGCAGCTTGCCCTGTCGTGCTGACAAGAACGCCATATGTTGTTGTAAGTAAAGAAATGTGCGTAGCAGTCAAAATCACTTCGGCTGCATATGAAACTGCAACAAACGCATTAGGCGCGGCAGTAAGAGCAAGATCAGGCGCTGGCAACCCAAGAGGGCGAGATACGGCTGGGTAGTTTGCCCCAGACAACGCAATCGTTGAATAGGTGGCTTTCGGTATGCCATCCCCCGTATAAAATGTCCATTCAGATGTATCGCCTGAAATTTGTCCACGGCACACATTGACGTCGGTTGTCCAGTGAAACCAGTACTGGGAGTCAGAAACCACGTCTTGACCAAAGCGGTAGATTGTTTGCGGAACGCCGGTCTTTGCAAGTGTAGCTACAGCAGAACCAATGTCTTGTAAAGGCTGCAATGCGCCGTTAAAAACCGGACAGTTAATAGCAACCTGTGCTTGGCTATCTTGTAAATAGCGCGGCGGCACCTTGGGTGAAATCCCACCGAATGATTTAATTTGGAGTACAGCCATGTCGGTTCCTTGCGTCTGGGCGTATTGTAGTGTTAACCGCCCAATACAGCTATAGCCTGATTGATGTGTTTAATGCGATCCTCAAGCCCAATCGTACCGCCGTTAATCCGCTTTGTCATTGTTACAAAGTCCCGGTTGTCGGCGTATTGGTTTAAGTTATGGGTTTGCCAAAACCAACCTGCGGTTTGCGCCGCGTACTTGGGAGTGCGGACAAGTTCTGGCTCCATCACAAAGTCAACACCCAATGCCTTGCCAGCGTGAAAAAAATTGCTATGCCCGGTCAACTGCAAAAATCCGGAGCCACGGAACCTGAACCCATCCCCAGAAGCTTCGTCTCGATTGCCCATACGATTGCCGTAAATGCGATTGGCAATTTTACGTGGCTGTTTTTCGTAGGCAGCGGCTTCCTCTGGCGTAAAGCCCCATGCGCGTTTAGGAGTCCGCGGGAACAGTTTAAGAAGCGTAACAGCGCGGTAGTTTAAGTTTTCTTCCATAATACGAAAGTTCCCGCATTCGTGACCGCACTGACCGATCCAACTAGCTTGTTGCGGAGTCGTAAAGATATTGAACCTATCAAAAGTTTCGTTAAATGCATCTGCAAGAGACGGGTCTATGTGCATTTGTTTTAGTTGGTCAGGACTTACCATTTAAGAGGTTCCTTACTTCGTTGTATGAATCTACGCAAGCATTTAGTGCGGCAGTATTACGGTCGCCTTGGGCAACTATTTCTGCGATGGCTTCGATGGTTGCTCTTTCGGCATCAGAAGCTGTGTCAGCCGGTCTGTCAGATTCACTGGTTGCTTTTGTATCTGCGCTGGCAACGGGGGTACTTGCGGGGGCTTGTACGTTACTTGAGGGGCAGAGGCGCAGCTTGCCAGCACGATTGGCAACGGCAAGAGCAGAAGTCTTTTGATTGATAGCATTGGTAGCCTCCAATAATTTACTAGCGTTTTGGTTAATTTGTTCGGTCAGTTGCTGTTCTGTTTTACGAGATTCTTCGTTCTTTTTGGCAATGGCGATTTTCATATCATTATCCCGTTCTAACCACCCGTAATGATGGCCAACTCGGTACGTACCAAACAAAGATACAAGAACACCAACAATTAACCATGGGAGTGGGATGGGTAACATTATTCAGATTCCTTACGGGCTGCTGCGATTTCTTCGCGTTCCTCATCAGGCTCCATGTGCTCTGGAGGCGTAGTTGGCGGTGGGCCGGGTGTCCATGACTCATCTAGCTCTGGGTTCTTCCACACAGGCATTGCACCAAACGGTTGTGAGGGTAAGCCATACGCAGATTGCGGAGGGGCGTAGTTTGTTGTGGAAGCGTAACCACCACTCATACCATTCATCGGCTGACACACGGGTTGCTGCATCATCGGTTGAGGGGGAACGCCAAGCGCTCTAGCACCTGCTCCTACAGCCCGTTTAGTCATCACGCCGCCGATACCGCCCACGATGAGAAGAACAATGTCGTTCAGCATCTTTGTATAGGCTTGGTCAATGGGAGCCATTGACTTGATAGGTTGTGTTACAAACGTTACGGAGTAGAGCAACGCGATAACAATGAAGCACAGAATTAATGTAACCATAATAACCACAAAGCCCCAAACCCGGACTTCAATGGCCTCTGCCGTTAGGGGTTCACTTCTCTGCTGCGGCTGGTTGTTGGACGTCATTGACTTTCTTCTCCAAAATAGGTGCGACTAAATACTCTGGACATTGCTGCGTAAACAAACACTTCGGTTTTTGACAATCTGGTGCGTGAAAGTTATCTGGGTTCTGACATGGATATCGGTAAACGTCTTTACATCCTGTGAGCAAAAGTAACAGCAGTAGGTATCTCATATTGGCAATCTTTCAAGAATTGCGTTCACGATTCTGTCTGACAGAAAATTGGGTAGGACTTTAATCACATCTAAAAACAGATTAGCACCCCACCAAGCACCAACAATCTTAAACGCCATATCAGCGGTCTTTTGATACTCATTCACCGACCACACCTGTTAGTAGCGCAATGGTCTAGCACTTCAAAGATTCCATAAGCACAAAGAACAATAGCCAGTACAAGCCCACCAAGCATCAAACCAAGTTCTAGGTCTTCTTGATCTGCCTTCTTTTTACGGGCGGCTTCTTCTTTCTCTCGCCTAGCGTTGTGAGCATCTTCTACGTCCATTGCTTGCGCTCTGGCTTTAATCTTAGCCCACACATCCATTTTGTTAGCTTGAAAGAACAACATCTGAAGGTCTTTTTCAAACTCACGAGTGGCCTCCAGAGCCATCTCGATCTCGATGGCCATACCCATAGAGGAGCCACCCTTCTTGGCGGCTGCTACGGCCTTGGTGGCTTCGGACTTTGCGTTGAAATACTTGCCTAAGAGTGGGCCAAGGCTAGCCACATCATCAACGGTTTTTGAAGCCTGCTTGATGAGCTTGACGGCACTTTGGATGCCAGCTAGAGCTGTGACTGGATCAATCATGGAAACGCCCACACAATTATGTAACTACAAAATACTACAAAAAAAGTAATCAATCCTGCCGCAATAAGTGCAACAGCGTACTCTTTCATTTGTCTTGCTTTGAATCTAGTTTGTCAAATATCTGCCGCAGGATATCTTTGATTTCTTTTATGTCGGCTTTGTAATCGTCTTTTTGGACACAGTCTTGCAAAATGCGCTCGCGCAAAGATGCAGCTTCGTCTTCTAGTTTTTGAATTTTACGGGTTGTTTGGTTAAACACAAACACCGCCAAGAACGCAGCAATGGCAACTACGAAGTTAAAAATTTGTTGGTTGTCCATTGCTTTAAATTCCTTAGATACTAGAGTTTACTGTAAACGATCGCTTTTTGCAAAACGAGTTTATTACTTCGAAAATTTATGCTGACGTATAAATATAGCCGGGGTTGTCACAAGCAATTAACTTAGACCCATCAGAAGAACAGGCAATCCCTGACCACCCTCGATAACCAGCAAAAGATTGCTCAACCCAAGTTGCCCCGCTATCATTTGAAATGCGTATGTATTCCCCAGATGAGTATACAAACGCGAATGGGCTATAGTTAATATATAAATTATTTCTTGCACAAATAAAAACTTTTGTCCCATCAAACGAGCAGGCAATATCCGTCAAACCGCTGGCTCCTAACAACGACAGGGCGACCCACGAAGCGCCATCGTTTGTTGATTTGTAAACATTAGTTCCCCCAGCACAGTGATATAAGGTTGATCCATCACCTGAATACACTGCAAATCCGTCTCCCGTTGACGGAGTAGTTCTATTAGTAAAAGAAGAACCAGAATTAGTCGAGACAGAAACTGTTGTATACCCCACGCAAACAATTTTTGTTCCATCGGATGACATGTTAATACTTGTTCTACCATTAACAAAACTTGCGGAAGACCATGTAGACCCGGTGTCGCTAGAAATAAACACCGAATTATTATTTGCTCCAAGTGCTATTTTAGTTCCATCAGCAGAGCACGCTACCGTTTTCCAATTGCTTGTACTTTGACCGGGAATTGATTTTTCTGTCCAAGATGTTCCGCTATTGGTTGAAAGCCAGAAGTTACCATCTGATCCAGCAATAATAACCGAACCGTTTGCAGAACATGCTAAACATTGCCAATACCTATTTCCTGCAGATGTGCGTTCAGTCCAAGTTGCACCACTATCTGAAGACGTATAAATATATCCACTAGTAAACGCAGCAACTAAATTAACTCCATCGGCAGAACTTGCAACAGCAGACCAGCTTCGATTAGCATCTGTAAGTCTTTGCACCCATGCTAATCCCGTCACAGCGTTATTGCCAGACGCCGCCATAACAAGTGCCATGACGCTCACTTAACGTCCTTTCCAAGTATCAATCCAGTCCACGTAGTTCCGCCATCATGCGTAAAAAATCCTAGTACATCACGCCCAAGCGTAGTAAGAACTGGCGTAAGGCCACTTGGCCATTTCACATTAGCCCACCAAGTAATATTAGTCCCAGCATTTGTTACATCTAGTATGAGACTAGCGACTGTGCCAGAGGCGGGAACATTACTAACGGTAAGTGTTGTAGCTCCACTAATTGTTTTTGTGAAGATGTTGCCTGTAGACAAATCAATATTGTTTGCGGCCATTGCAGTTTTGGTTTCTTGCAGAACGGTTGGTTTAGCAATACCAAATAAAGCAGTCCCTGTAAATGTTGGACTGGCCAACGGTGCGTAAGTCGCTAGCGCAGAGCTAGTAATATAACCACTCGGGTTAGTCGAGTTGTACGGGGTAAATCCAAGTATTGGTTGGTACGTGGACGCAGCCGTTGCACTTAATAAATAAGACGACAAGTCACCCGCCTCTAATTTAGCACTGTTAAGATTCAGAAAATTCTGGTCTACTTCAGCGTTAGTTAGAGGCGAGCCTTTTCCAGCTCGAGTGACAATTGTAGTCATTTAATTAAACGTCTTGAGCGCCAGCGTACTGAGTGAAAGTCTTGAGCACGTCGTAGATCGCGGGGATCAAGTCGCCTGACAGGTCTTCCATATTGATGTAATGGGCCTGCTGTTGGATGCTGGGCCAACCTGCTCGGCGAGCTTCTTCTGTGGCGTGAATCTCAACCTGCACCTGAAGCTGGTCTTTCGTGCCAAAAAAGTTTGTGATCCTAGCGTAAGCCTGAGTTTCAGACTGACCGTTGGTGTTATTTGTTGCAACTATTTTGAGTGCCATGATGTTAGTTCCAAGGTAAAGGAGCAGGTTGGGGTGTAGGAACAGCGGCTTGAGCGATGAGTATAGCTACTTCGTTTTCCATAGCTGCTACGCGATCTTCACCGAGTGCGGATTGTGTCCACGCTAAAGCTTGTTCCTGTGTGATTTGGTCAAACGGCGTAAAGTCATCGGGGTTTGCAGGTAGCAAGTTGACCGAGTAGTTGACCTGTTGTCCGTCTTTGGCAATGGTGAAATTGCTCATCACAACGGTTTGCGGTTCAGGCGTGTTCATGACCTGAAGTGAATTGATTGTCCATACAAATGCCATGATTACTCCTGAGTTGTGGCTTGCGCCTTGACTTGCTCAAATTGAGCGGCTTCTTGTTGCTGTTTGGCAATGTTGTTCATCACCAGAAAAGCACCTGTCTTAGACGGCATTTCGCCCAAAACGTCCATGATGAATTTTACTTCGTCGTCTGATAATTCAAGTTTCATAAGTTCTCCTGTTAGAAAGTCATTTCGGTTGTGCGGATTTTAAAATCTTCAAACTGTTCCTTGGTATTGTTACCAAAGCCATAATTTGAATGGAAAGCGATGTGATGATAGTCGCACAAAGTTATGCCATTATCTACGTCATATCGTTTTTCAGGAAATAAGTTAAATCCATCTAAATGATGTGCAACCATTGGGTCTTTACGTACTCCACATAATATGCAAATATTTTTATCTCTTTTGTAAACTGCAAATCGCCATATATCGTATTCAACAGAATTTCTAGCTTGCATTGCTTCACCGCCATAACATTCTTCTGGAGGCTTCCAAGATGGATTGTTTTCGCCTCTTGATGCAATTCCTTGGCATTTTTTACATCTTAAAGCCGTATATGCACTAAGTTTTGTACCGCAATCCTGACAATTTGGTCGCCCACCAATCCACATTCCATTGTTAGCACCACTTCTGCTTGGATAAACAGGATTGCTATATGTTATGTATTTTGGTTTTAATGGTATTTTTGCTCTTATCAACGCTTTTCGCATAGAGCCGTAATCACAAGGAATCAAAAGAGACATTGCTTTAATTGATAAGTTTTTACCATAGTATTGTTCTTCTAACCAAGATTTATCTCTAGTTAGATAAGCATTTTCGCCCTTTAGTTTTAAAGGTCGAACTTTGGTTTCAACTCTTTTTTTTCTCATCAGAACGTGACCTCCACAGTTTCCAATTTCGCAACGCATCTTATGGTGGTTGACGCTTGACCAGTAAATGTAATTTTCAATCCACCATTGGTAGTGTCAGCAGTTGCAGTAATAGCCCATGTAGAAGCCCCTGCATCTGCGTAGTTGGATGTGACTGTAGGCGTTCCAACCAAAGCGGTAGAAGCGGCATTTGCACCACGTTTAATAGCACCTTCAATTGCCCAAGCCTTTGTGTTCCCACCACCTGTTACGTTAGCAATGACAGTTCCCTTAAACGCATAGGCTGAGTTGTTGGGTAGGATTACTTGGTTTGTTGTTC